TAGTAAATCATAATTATCTATACCCTGATCAACAGACTCTTGGTATAGCTTTATTATTTTTTTACTATCCACTAGAACCCTCTGAGTGCTTTACCTTGACCACGAAGAGAAACACGTTTCTTTACTTTAGTTTTCTTCATTTTCTTTTTAATACTTCCGCCCTTTTTCATCCAACTATCTATACTATCATCCATAGTATCATAATTATAATCAGGAACCACTCTATCTGCTTTTTGAAAAGCTTTTTCAGTACCTACTATATCACCACTTACACTTCTGATTAGTCGATCATTTTTAAGTTTTTCGTTTGATGTCATTTTTCCAAACTTAGGCATAGGATACTCAGTGCTTTTTCTTTTTTGTGGTACACCATCACCTTGGATTCTTCGTACCCCAGAAGTATTAGAAGCACGTTTTGCTTTTTTCTTACCTCTAGCTTTAGTAGAAGCTGGTTTACGAACTTTTCTTTTTTGTTCTGATTCAAGCATAATTTAACCTTTTACTTTAAAAGTTTTACTATTCACTAGTAACCTCTTTGTGCTTTTCCAAAACCTTTTTTAATTATACCACCCATACGACGTTTTATTTTACCACCATATTGTTTAGAAACTTCATCATTACCTAATATAGTTTTTGCAGCGCCATATCCTAGAAGTCCTTTACCTGCTCCCTTTAAAGCCTTTTTTAAAGGTTTTTGTTGTTTCACTGCTTTTACAGCAGCCATTTCCTTTTTCATTGCTTTTGTTACTGGTATTTTAGTAGTATCTTTTGGAACTTTAGGTTCTTTTAAACTTCTTGTTTTAATCTGCTTATCTAAATCTTTTCTAGTTACAGCAGTTGGTTGGCCTTCACTTGCTGGCGATGATGCTTTTTTATTTTTATCTACCGCAGCTTTCCGCCTTTTTCCTATTGATCTTTGAACAGGTGTTTTAATTTCAACAAATGGTTTACCAGTCTTTGGATTTATTTGTATACCTTTAGGTTTTGTTCCCTTTAAAATAGACCTAGCAGCAGTTTTTGTTGATGGGCTTGATAAAGGATTATTGGCTCTAATTACTTGAGATACTACTTTATCAATACCTGTTTTATTATAAAGCTTTGCACCAGCTTTTACTGATTGTCCTAATCCTTTAGCTATTCTAAGAGGAGGAAAAACAGTAGCCATAACTGTTGCAATATTTTCTCTAACTTTTTTAGAAGCAGGAGTTTGGGTTCTTTTTTCATATTCATTTAAAGCTTGTTTTATAGCTTTATTTGTTTTTGGATTTTTTAATTTTCCTCTAGTACTTGCGTTAGCCATAATATTATCCTTCTACCTCAAAAGATTTACCCTGTTGATAATCTTCATCAACAACAGCATCTTTTGCTTTACCTACAACTGATGGTCCTTTACGTGCAGCACCAAATCCCTGACCTGTAGGTTTACCTACGATATCATTCAATGGAATACTACGATCAATTAGTGTGTGTGGTCCTGACATTATTTCTTTCCCTTTACTTTTTTGTAGATTACAATTGCAAGAAGAACAATGCCTACAGCAACAAAACAAGCTATTCCAATATTATTATTAGGATTAGGTTCTGGCTTCTTAACAGGCTGCTCAACAACAGCTACTGTTTTTACTTCTGTTTTCTTTTCCATTTAAAATTCTCCTTTTTTACCTTACGTTTCTTAGGTGGCTTTGTAATCTGTTGTCTAGCACTAGACCTATTAATCATAACAACCACGAACTAGATTATCTCCAGACATGTTTGTTTTAATTACTTTACCACCATGCTTTTTATATTCTACTTTGCCACCACCTTTAGCTTCCATTGTTACGTATGGCTCAAAAGGTTTTCTTTTTCTTCGTTTAGGTTTTACTTTACCACCAGCTTTAGCATATCCCATTTCATTACGAACTGAAGTAGGAAGCTTTGCTAAGCCGGGATTCTTTTTAGTATTTACAGTTTTCATCATTATGGACTCCCCGGTGTAATTGTATCAGGACCACCCGCAGGTGAGGCAGCAATTGCCATGTCATCCTGACGTGTCCTTCTAGCTTGATTTCTAAGTGTAATAATTGCTGCTTCATATTGAGCTTGCCACGCTGCTATTGTAGTCCAATCTTTCATGTACATAGTAACTTCCATCATTGCAGCATAAAACAAAGCATCAAAACAATAATTACTAAAGTAATTTGCTGTAGTAACGCTTGTGCCTGTTGCAGAAGCCAAGGCCAATGGTTGGGAAGCTGTTTGGATTTCTCCTGTTAGTGTAGATACAGGAGTTGGTACAATAAAAATAGAAGTGTTATTCTTACGTGAGTAATAACGTGGCTCTCCTGTAGAAGCACTTACAGGCCAGTAGTCATTACAATATTCAATTGTTCGTTGCAGTAAATTTGTTTTACTACCTGCACTTGTTGTAAAGAGTACATTGCGAACTATACGTACTCTATCCCCCAGACTTACAACTGCATTACCAGCAGTAAGAGTAATAGCCGAATACTCATCTAGCCCTGAGTCATCAATATCTTTTGTCAAACGTAGCTCTGCTCTGCTAATGAAATTAGGTATCTCATTAGTAAATTCAGTACCATCATTCTCAGAGGTATTAATTAAGGCTGTTTTTAAATCAGAGTATGTAGACATTGTTAGCCTACATATAATGTAATAGTTGGGGCCATAGCAGCGGCACCTGAAGTTGCAACGCTTACAATTCCAAATACGCCTACACCCATATCTCCTATGTAAGTATCTTGTGAATCAAGTGCAGCAACACGGTATCTAATAGCTGTACCTACCGCTGTCTTATTCGTAATCTGTTTAGTACCTTTAATAATAATATCTCCAACAATTGTGGAGTATACGTGCATAGCCATAACACGGGTATGTGAGGGCGTAGGATTGCTTCCTGTGCCTTCATCTCCAAGTGTTAGGCCGCTATCTACATAGCGAAACCCTGTGATAAGAGCACCATCTGTACTTACATTCTGTGCTACTTTAATATTTGTTGTCATAATAACTCCCTTATAAGTATGAGAGAGGTAGCTTTACACTACCCCTCTCAACTATCTTATTAGCCAGCAGAACCGTACCAGCTACGCCAATCAGAGACACCGAAGCTGTAACGCTCACGGGCTTTGAATCGCAGATTGCCGGTATCAAAATCAGGCTCCATTTTAGTCTGAAGCGGAGAACGGACGAACATCTTCGTTCCATTCGGCACATCAGTCTTAACAAACCACGCATCAGTATCAGTGAAGCGACGGTTAATGTAGTAGCCTTCAGGGACCATACCCATGTTACGAATAGCGTTGATAGCATTCGTATTGGGGTTGGCACTGGCTGCACTCGTTCCGGTGTTGCCGGGGCTGCTGAGAATCTTATCAGCAACGGCCCAGTAATCAACGGGGATATGCAAAGAAACTACAGAAGCACCAATCAGAATACCACGATCATCTTTGGTTTTCTGAGCAGTAGTTAGTGCAGTCTCAAGGGTTGCTTCTGACAGATCAGCCGCACCAAGAAGGTTTGACTGGAGACCATCAGAAATGGTTGGATGAGAAGCAGAGAAGAATGCAGCACCGTCACCAATGGTATCAGAGAAACCATTGTTGTAGATGTTTGCAGCTTTAACCTGCTTGGTGTTAGCCATCGCCCGTGCAAGACCTTTCGCACGAAGTTTGGCAAACGTATCATACAGGTTATCTTCCATTGCTTCTTCGGTGACAGCAAAGGCAAGAGCTATCGTCTCAGCCGTATAACGGGCTGAATAGCTTTCCTGTGCGTCATCATAAGAAACAGAAGCTCCTTCACCCTTAGTGGGTGCAGTACCGAAACCAGTGAAGAGTACTTCTTCTTCAAAGGCACGATCTGAGTTTTCTACTTCGAAAAGAGGTTCATGCTCGTTATTTACCTCTCCATACTCCATTCCAAAAACAGCGTTTAGACCGGGAAGGAGTTCTTTGCTAATACTAGCTCTATTAATAGCCATAATAATTCCTTCCTATTAAGCTGTTGATGCCGTAGCGCCTACAAAGCGATCACGGTGATGGTTGAGCCATACTTCAACGATTGGATACGCATCCGAATCTTTCTCGTCTGGGTATTTAGCACGACCAATTACACGAACCGCAGCAGAAGATTCTACGCCTGAAGCTCCGTCAAGATAGTAACTGGACTGACCAGTCACTGTACTTCCCGAAGCAGCAGTAGAACTTACTGTTACATTGTAGTTGCGAACAATTGCCAACTCAGCCGCTGAAAGCGACAAAGATGCTTGGATGTAATACGTCTGATCTGGATCAGTGATTACAAAGAATTTAATATCCGTGGCACTCAAGCCCCCGTTCCAATAGCGGGAAAACTTCTGCTCTCCATTTTCTACATATTGACAGCCCATGAAAACCCCTGAAGGTTTCAGAGTTGCCGCAATGAAAGGCGAAATCGTTGCAAAGTTTGCACCCGGAAGAACTACCGGATCGCCTGTGAAAATGTTATTAGAGGGCGACTGAGCCTGACCCGTTGAGGTCAACGTAATCATGTCAGTCACGGCTTCGTTATTGTAGCCACCACTCTTTTTACGAGCAGGAATGAAACCACGAAATGCTTTAGTAGTAGACATTGTTTCATCTCCTTGTTATGAAGAAAGCTAGTTCTGAAAAGAAGGTCGCCTTCCTCGTGTTGTTACCGATTTACTTGTGTTAGAGATAGGCATACGAGAATCAGAGTTTTTCATAAGCTGGGCATTTACTGCATCCATCATATCATTTGCTTTGTTTTCATAATGCTTTCTCCGGGCATTTACCTTGCCAGCTGGCATTTTAGCCAATGCTAAGTCTCCACGACAGACTGTACCAAGGTAACGGCCTTCATCCCTCACGAAGGATGTAACAGCCATTTCGGGAACTTCATCAGGAGTTACGAAGACCCACCCTGCCTGTTGTTTCTTACCAACATTAGTGATGTCGTCTTGACCTTTTAACGATATACGCAGCCAACGAAGGGCCATACCTTCACTGTCATAACGTGCTTTTACTACCTCTGGGATAGTGAGGGCATCGGGTTCCTCATAGGTCCATTGATCTTCTCGTAGATTCTGTTCTCGTAGATTGTCACTACGTGTTTCATTTCGTGTTGTATCCATTTTATTCTCCACGCTACTATTTTATATCTGTATAGTCGCCATCAGCTTGATGTACTTTAAGCTTCTGGGCGGCATACGTTTCAAGAGGTATATTCCATTTTTGGGCAAGCCTTAAATCTTCTTGCGAAAGCTTAACCTTTTTCCTAGAACTCGGAGAAGAGCGAGAACTCCCCGACACCACTTGAGCAGGACTTGACGTAGTTTCCTGAACACGTTCTTTGTCTTCTTCAAACTTATGTGGAAAAGACGTTTTAATTCGGTTATCAATTTCTTGATAAAAATCATTATCACTTGGATCATATCCTTCACTCTTTAGCTCCGCATCAATAGCAAGTGCAGCCGCAGTCATCACATTATCTTTACCAAACCAATTATTATCTGATGCCCACTGTTCCGCTTTAGGATCAGACACTGCCTGTGGAACCTGCTGCTGTTGTGCCACTGGTTGTTCCACAGCTTGTTGTGCTTGTTGTGCATAACGTGCTTTAGCATTATTGACTGCTCTTAAATCACCTTGTGCTTCGTTT